ACCGGTGAGTCCGGCAAGCGCGCCCAGCGAGATAACGGTGATGGCTAATTTCTTCATGGCGGTCCTCCTGATTTAGCCATCATACGAATTTCCTGCAAAGCGTGGTCAGGAATTACACCCTGTTACAGATTGCAATATCGCTCTTTTCCCTATGAAATCATATGGTTGAGTCACTTTCTTGTGTCGATTCATGGCCACTATAAACAACTGTACGTGACTATATAAAACAAACACTTACAGCTGTATTTCAGTAAAACTCAAGCCGTACTTGAGCGACCTCACCAGGCCGTAGCAGCGGCCCGGTATTCTTTCAGCATGACAGATCGCCCAAACACTGCGCGCGCCACCGACGTCGACCAGGCGCTGGCGATGCTGCCCAAATGCGGCGTGCGCGCTGCGGCTGCATACCTGAAGCAGCGCGGCGCTGGCTTGGCCCTTATCGGCCGGGTGCTGCTGGAGCCGGCGCGGCGGCGGGCGGTGGCGCCGGCGGAACGATCTCGACCTGACCATCAACTACCCGCATGATCAGTTCGGCGCCCAGACCCATCGGCGTGAGGACGTGGAATTCCATCACCGCACCTGCAGGTAGCGACTGGCGCCGAACACGCGCACGGCTGCGACCATGGGAACTCGCCGCCAGGCCGCGACGCCGCACGCCTCCAGCGCTTCGCCGTAGACCTCGTCGGCCACCTGGCGCGGCACGACGCCGGTGCTGTACAGAAAGTCGTGCACCACCGCCGCCTCGTCGCCGACGCCACCGAACAGCCAGTACGTGAGCGGCGCGCGCGGCACGCTGGCGTAGTCGGTCACGAAGCCGGCCGGCACCGTCACCAGCAGCTCGAGCAGCGCCGAGTAGTAGACCAGCGGTTCGACCAGCGTCCGGTCAGCGCTGCCGGCGCGCGTGCGCTTGTCGTTGAGCATCGACATGAACCGGGCCTTCATTGGAATTCCCCGGTGCGCATGAGGATTGCCAGGCGAGTGGCGCGCGCGCCGACCTGCTTCGCCCACCTGGAATCGAGCATTTCGCGCGCGGCCGCATCGAATTGGCCAGCGCGCATGTGCGTGAGCGCTTGGACGAAGCCGAGCAGGCGATTGATGCCGAGGTTGAAGCACATGTTGGCCAGCGCGTTCTGGCGCGCCGGCGACATCTCGCGCCACCATGGCAGGCGCTTGTCGAGTTCCTTCTCGACGATCGCGATGTCGTTCTTCAGCATCAGGTCGATCTCGTCGTCCGAAAACGGGCGGTCGACCAGGTTGCGGCCGACGCCGCCGGTCCACTTGCCGACCGAGTCAAGGTAGATCAGCGCGCGCCGGCCTTCGTCGATCGTCAGCTGCTTGGCGAGTTTTTCGCGGTCCATCAGTTCTTCTCCCTGCGCTTGAGGAATTCTTTGCGGACCAGGACGACGATCTGCAGGACGGTGTACAGGATGGCGAGCGCGGTCAGCCACTTCTCGATCGGCAGCCCCGTGAAGTAGTGCCACGCGACGATGCCGGCCGGCGGCGAAATCTCTGCCGCAGCCTTGATGGGTTGGTTCATATGAACCTTTCGGAAATGAAAAAGGCCACCGCGTGGGTGGCCTATAATTGTGGAAACTACAAGGGGTGGCGAATGCACTACGATCCGATCCAACTGGGCGCGATGCTCGCTTTTATCTTCAACGCATGGTGGGCGTCACGGCGTAAGTAGCCGGCGCTGCCGTTCTTCCTCCGTTTCCAAGTCCATGAACGCCGCCGGCGACAACATCAGCCCGCGCTGGCTGGCGGGGATTGCACGGCGCTGGCCCGCCAGAATGTCCGGGACACTCAGGGCGCGTCCCGCCTGCTTCCCAACCAGAATGTTTTGCACCGCCGGCTGAACAGACGGGCCGAGCACCGGCACCTTCGAAAGAAGCGGGCTATTCGCAATCCGATCGAGCATAAACGCGCCGAATGTTCCTGAGCTGTTTGAATTGTTTACCGCGCTACCAGCCGGTTGGAACTGCTCGTAGCGCGCCACGCGACCCAATGCCTTCATCTGGTTGATTTCTTCCTGCTGGAAGAAAAGGCGCAGCTTGCGATCACCAATAGCCCCCAGGGCATCAACGTATGCTTTACTGCCGAAGTTCCCGGTTTCCTCGGGCATGCCGTTCAGCGCCTTGCTTTTCAGGTGACCCAGGATCTGTTCGCGCACCGCCTGCATGGCATCCGGGCTGCCCTTGATCGAGTTCTTCATCTGTGCCACGCCCATCACGCTGGCCTTGCTGCCGTTGCCAACGATGAACTGCTGTACGAACTTATCTGGCTCAACGCCATCCCGTACGGCCTGCAACGCTGGTGTTTTCTCCACGATCTGCATCCATGATCGGTTCATGCGCCGGGCTTTGCCGAAGGCGTCGAGCGCCTCTTGGCCGAGGTCCTGCGCTTGCTGGCCACCGCCTGCGGCCAGGCCGCTAGGCGTGGTCATCTGGTTGCCACCGAATGCCGGCGCCGCGCCGCGCCCGACTAGTGGCGCTTCGTCCAGCGCCTGCCGCACGGAACCCAAGGCATACTGCATGTTGCCGTCCAAGGTGTTGCGTTGCAGTCGCCCGATGCTGGTCTTAAACTGTTCGGCGATCTCCACCGTCAACGGGATTTTGCCCGTGGCGAAGCCATTCAGTTTGTTCCGGATGTCGGCCGGGAGGAAAGATTCTACGTTCGCCTCGTTCAACAGGTCGCCGGCGCGGTTGGTGAAAGCAACGTGGTCCAGCGCAGCGCTGCGGCCGCCGCTGTCGCGGGCCTTGTCGTACAGTCCGCCAATGATCTGCTGGGCGCGCGCGTCTCGACTGGCCAGCGCACCCATTACGCGCTCGCCACCAGCATAGGTATCATCCGTCGCGTTGGCACCCAAGTTATTCAGGCCCTGCTTGAGCAGTTGGTTGTTGCGGTTCTCGGTTTCTGCCAAAAACTGTGCTGTGCGATCCTTGCTGTTGATACCGAGCTTCGCCAAGTTTTTCTGTTGAGTGATTGTCGCTGCATCTTGTTTCAAGCCAGCTGCTGTGGGTGTCAACCCTGTCAAACGGTAGTCGGCAAGGCGTCGTACCGCATCCGGCGATACATCGTCGCTCGTACGGAAGGCCGCAGCAACGTCGTTGCGGATGCCCTGCGCGACCTGCGCTGGCAGCTGATCGAGTGTGACGCCAGATTGCTGCAGCGCGTTGTTGATTGTGATATTGATTTGCTGCACTTGTTCGGGCGTCGGCGCCGGCGGTTGCATACGTCGTGACACGGCACCAGCTGCACGCTGCACGCTACCCATTGCTGCCGGTGCTGCGACCCCAGCGGCCAGAGATGCCGCAAGTTGCGCACCATCGCCGCCGCCGGTTTCGCGCGTGTAGCCGCCGGCCAAGCCAGCAGCGCCTGCCGATGCGAGCTGTTGAACAGGGTTTGATGCCAGCATACGCGCTACGCCTTGCGCTGCGCCCGTTGTGGCCTTCGCTGCCTTGCCGGCGGCGCCCAACATACCGCCGCCGCCGGCGACCAGACGCGCGGCGTCGCCGACGATGCGCTCGTTCGGCGTACGTGGTTGCGGAAGACCCACGGCGTCAGCCAGCGCGGCACCGGTGCGAGCGGTCGGCGCATTGCCCAGCACCGGCGATGCCAGCGTGCGCAACGGATTGCCGACGAACGAGTCGAACGTGTCGCCAAGCCCTTCCGCCAAATAGCGCGCGGCCAAGCCAGCCTGTCGTGGCGAATCGGAGAGCGCATCACCCAGAGCTTCGCCGAACGGCTTCGAGCGGGCAGCTGGCGCCGGCTCAGATTTCTTCCCGATCTGAGCGGAAATCATTTGCTGCGCTTGCTCGGGGGTAGTTCCTTCTGGCACTTCGAAGCGGCCTACCCGGCCGTCTGGCATTTGGAAACGAGCGATTGGCATTATTCAAACCCCAAGAAAGTTACGCCGCTGCCCGCAGCGGTCGGCGCGGTCAATGCAGCTCGGCCCGCATTGCTTTGCAGGCCCTGAATCGAGAGCTGGCGATTGCGCGCTTTTTGCTGAATAACCGCAGGGCTATCGCCAGGCTGCGGGAAATACTGCTTGGTCGCGTTTTCAAATTCGCTGGGGCCGATAGCTGCGCCAGATTCTTGGCGCAAAACGGCGTTAACGAAATCACGACGGGCCTGCTCAACTTGCTGTTGCTTCTCGCTCAAGCCGCCGGCCCAGCCGGGCAGAGCATTAAAAGTTGCGCCAGTTGCAGCGCCGAGTTTATCGCCGAGGAACGGCGTCATCTCCGCAGCGCTTTGAACCACGCCACGGATCAGGCCGGTATTGGTGACGGCATCCGGACCACTACCAAGCCTGTTCAGAATCTTGTCGGCTTCGTTGGCCCGAAGGCCAAATGCTGCCGACTTGCCCTGGAACTCGGTCGGGGCCTTTCCGACCTGCTGCTTGAGTGCGAGCTCTTTTTCAGCGCGCGCTTCGGCAGCAGTCTTGAACTGCTGTTCGAATTTCAAGCGTTCGCGCGAGAGATTGAGGTTTGCATATCCCAGTGCGTTGGAAGCCGCTCCGTCCGGCGTCATCGTGCGCTGGAACGTTTGGCCGTCCTTCAGCGCGAAAGGATTGTAGGCCACGTCCCTGCCGCCCAAGTTCGCCAGCTTCATTTCGTCGCGCGGCAACACGCCATCGAGCCGCTTGATTTCCCCATTCTTTCCGACGAGGTATTGGAAAGGCTGGCCGGACGCGTCCAAAGCCGTCTGCGGTTTGGTGTCGTACTCTGTGCCAGCTTTCTTCTGCTGCTGCTGGAACTGGTATGCCATAAGCGGGTCGATCGTCATCAAGGCGCTGGCGTAGGCGTTTTCGTCAAAACCATCCTTAAATTCGCCGATTCGCGCCAGGTTGACATTGGTCGGCCCGCCAGGAAGTGACGACGCCTGCGCGCCGGCGGTGCGATATGCGCTCTTGGCCGCCTCATCAAGCTTCTGCTGCTTGAGTAGCGCGCGCTGCTGCGCCGCTAAGTCGGCTTCCGCCCCTTTTATCTGTAAGTCGCGCAGTTGGCCCTGCTGGCCCAGCTGGCGCGCCTGCTGTTCCTGCTGCTGGTAGGCGCCCAGGCCACTGCCCAGAATCTGCCCCAGGCTGGTCGGCGTGCGCGACGGCCCGGACGCCTGGAGAATCTGCGCCGCCGCGGCCAGCAGGCCCTGCGATTGCGGCGTGCCGCTGAACATGTCGAAAAGTCCTGCCATGATGATCCCTTAGAAGAAAGAGCCGGAGCCGAACAGGCCGCCGGTGCTGCTGCCCATACCGAACAGATCGCCGAGCCCGCCCGATGAGCTCGAACTGCCGCCGCCGAACATGCCAGCAAGCTGGCCGCCCAGCATGGCACCGCCCAGCGCATTGCCGGTTTGGTTGTTGTACAGCGGCTGCGTACTGCTGGTCGAGCCGTTCACGCCCAGGTACGGCGCCAGCAGCGAGTTCACGCCCTGCGCCTTGTTGATGCCGTAGTTGTCCTGCGCGTTGACCGCGCCGCCAGCCTGGCCCAGCAGCCCCCCCAGCAGGCCCGAGCCGGCCGCCGCCGCGCTGTTGTTCTGCCCATTGGTCGTGAGCTGCGATTGCTGGTTCGCCAGGCCGCCTTGCTGCTGCAGCCCAGCGTTGAACTGGCCGGTCTGCTGGCCGAGGCCGGCATTGAACTGATTGTTCTGCTGGCCCTGGTTCGCGTTGAACTGCTGGTTCTGCTGCGACATGCCGGCGTTCGTTTTGCTGGCGTCGAACATGTTCCCCACGTTCATGAACTCGGCCTGGTTCTTCGTCGCCGCGTTCTGCGCCGCCACGTTGTACTGCTGGGCGCTCAGTCCCTGCGCCGCCGCGAGCGCGCGGTTTTGGCCGCTTTCATACGCGCCAGCCAGCTGTCCGGACGTGTTCGCGCTGTTGGCCAGGCCCAGCTGCGTGTTCGCGTTGGTCAGTTGCTTCGTGTAGTCGCTCAGGGCGAGGCCTTTTGCAATGCCCTGGCGCGAGCCGCCGTACTGGCCGGCGCCGAGCGCGCCGCTGCGGATTCCCGGCAGCACGTTGCGCTGCAGATTGTCCGTCAGGCTGGATTGGTTCTGTTGGAACTGCGCGCTGGTCAGGTCGTTGCCGGCCTGAAGCGATTTCATCAGCGCCGCGCTGTTTCCGCCGCCAAGCAGGCTCTGGAACGTGCTGGACAGGTCGACGCCGTTCTGCGATGGCGCATTGATCGAATTGCCGACTGCGTACGCTGGCAGGGTTGCTTGCGTGCCGACAGACTGGACACCGCCGGCCTGCGCGCCGGTTGCCTGCGCCGGCGTCATCATCGGCGCCGTGCTGCCGCCCATCAGGCCCATGGCTGAATTGCGGATCGCACTCAGGTCGCCGGCACCATTCTGCGTGAGAAAATCGGCATTCGCGCCGGCCCACGCTTTCGACGCATCCGACTGCGGCGCGTTCAGCAGGCCCTGGTACTGCGCCAGCAGGCCCTTATCGGCGCCGCCGTTACCGAACAGCATATTGCTGATGCGCGGGTCCAGCTGCTGCTGCGTGGTCGAGGTCTGCGACTTCGGCTGGCCGCTTCCGCTGACCATGCCGCCGAGCGCGCCGCCAATGGCGCCGCCCATCGGGCCGCCAAGGAAGGTACCGGCAATCGGGGCGGCGATGCCGACGAGGTCTTTCAAAAATCCCATGATGTTCCTTTCGTGCGGCGGATCAGCCCAGGGGCGTCCACACACCATTGCTGTTGAAGTAGTAATAGCCCTCGCCGCTGCCAGGGTCCCAGGTCGTGCCGTTGGTGTAGACGATCATCGGCATCGCCGGCGAACCCGGCGGCGCCGACATCGGGCTCAGGCTCAGGCTTGCGCCCGATGGCACCACCGTCAGCAGCGCCTGCAGCACCGCGGCGATCCGGTTCAGCTCGGTGTCGAGGTAACGTCGGGCCGATGGCGGCAGGTCTGCGGGTGGCTGCTCGGGCATGTAGCCCAGGATTGCGCCTCTTGTCGGCTTCACCATTTCCCCCCGAGTTGAATGTCGTAGTCGAAGCTGGTCAGGCGCCACTGTGTCGCAGTGCCAGTCTCGAACCGGATGGCGATGTAGCGGTACTCGACGACGCAGTCGATCACCACGTCCTCGCCGATGACGAACTCGACGGCGACGTCGTATTCCGGATCCGCTTCCGGGTCCCTCATGTGGCCGCCGACCCGCACGATCACGGTCTCGCCCGGGCTGCCCTTGATGCGCGGCCGCACGTTCACCACGCGTTTCATTCGCTCGTCTTCGCCGAAGCCCAGGCCGCGCCGCTCGAGATAGGCCTGAGCGAACTGGCCGTCCGCCGAGGCCGAGGCGTCGAGCAGCAGCAGCTTGCTGTCGGCCGATGCCGCGAGCACGCGCGCGTTGCCGGGCGTGAAGTCCGGCCCGTTCCACGGCGTCAGGTCGCTTTCCCACGACGCGCTGTCGGACGACCAGGCGTCGCCCAGCGAGTTCTCCACCGCGCCGAAGCTGGCGTGGTTCAGGTTCGGGATGCTGCGGTAGGTGACCGTCCTGTCGACGTAATTCCACACCATCGCCTTGTCCGGCGCTGTGCCGCCGATCGACACGTAGCAAACGTACACTTCGTTGAAGTACGGATTCTTGAACACGAACGCGCGGTCGGTGTAGGCCGTGTCCATGTCTTGGAACAGGGTTCGGCGCGCCACCTTGTCGAGCACGGAGGTGGCCGACTGGCCATCGTGCACCACGACGTCGGAAGCGGTCAGCACCACGTGGAAGCCGTCGATCTCGACGATGCAGTTGCGGTTCAGCGCGCCCGATACGCCCAGCACCTTGCGGAAGGTGAACACATACGGGCCGCCGATCAAGTCCATGCGCCACACCGACTGCTGCTTGTAGATCATGAAGCTGTCGCGCAGCTGCAGGCCGTCGACGATGTAGTCGCCGCCCTCGGCCAGGTCGTAGTCGCCTGATTCTGACGTCGGATCGTTGTTCGCCCAGCTGGTCGGCACGCCGCCCGGGTCTGCCGGGCTCGACCACATGACGTTGAACGGCAGCTCGACGCCATTTCGGGATACCCCGAGCGCCAGCAGGAAGTTCTTGTACGCGCGCATCGACTTGCAGCGCGTGTTCGATGGCCAGTTGTCCAGCTGCTGCATGCGGCTGGCCGGGTCCAGGTTCCACTGTTGCGGCGTGTCGACGCCGTTGTTCAGGATCGGCACGCCCGACAGCGTCGTGCTCGTCCATTGGTTCGGTGCGCCGTTGTAGGGCAGGTCGGCGCCGTTCGCGCGGCGCGTCAGGTTCGTGTGCACCGGCGCGCCGGCGACCAGCGTCACATCGTAGACCTGCTGCGCGCCAGCGTATAGCCAGTGGACCGACTGCCCGATGTTCAGCTGCAGCACGTGCAGCGGCGCCGCTGATGCCGCGCCGTAAACCTGGCCGTAGCCGAAGAACTGCTGGGCCGAACCGTCGAGGAACCGCATATTGTTCGCATCAGTCCAGGCGCCCAGCGGCAGCTTATCCTGCGTCACGTCCTTGACGACGCCGGCGGCGCCAGCTGCGGGGACGGTCAATTTAGGCATCGCGCGCCCCCGCCCGGATGAACAGTTCGTCGACCTCGGTTTCGGTCTTGCCCAGCGCCGCCGGGATGGCCAGCACCAGCGGATGGTCGCGCGCCATGGTCAGCGCCTGCGCCAGCCAGGCCTGCGCCAGCGAGCGGTCAGGTTCCGGCATCGCCTCGATGAAGGCATCCACCGCCGGCATCCAGCCCGCCTCGATCAGCTCGAGGTGCGCGTTCAACATCGGCACGCGCGCCGGCACCATCGGGCCCGGCTCGATCTCGAGCGCCGGTTGCACGAACCGTTCGCCGTTCCAGCGCCAGCCAATGTCGGCGCCGGCCGGGTCGATGAACTGAGCATCGAAGCCGCCCACCAGGACGAAGTTCACCACCACGCCGTCGTTGTTGATCTGTGCTGCACGCATGTGCTCTCCTACCACCAGTAAATTCGAACTTCGCCACGGCCGCCGAAGCCGCCAGTGCCGCCAGTTCCAACGCCAGCGCCGCCACCGCCGCCACCGCATCCAACGGAGCCATTTCCTCCGGCCCCGCCTGTCGTCGTGTTCGATCCGCCACCACCGCCGCCGCCGCCTGCAAGCAATGGGTCATCTGAGCCAGCTCCCCCTGCAGCGCCAGCGGCGCTTGCTCCGCTTGCGCCTCCTCCGGAAGTGCCGGAACCTCGCCGCCCACCGTTGCCTCCAGCAGGGGATGTGTTTGCCGTACCACCACCACCGCCACCAGCGCCGCCACGACCAGAACTTCCGCCATTGATCGCTGGATTCCCGCCGCCGCCGCCGCCATTTTCTGCATTGCCTCCGGCAGGCGCCCCATCCGGGCCACGCGCAGGGCTAGTCGCAGCGACGATCCCGAATGACTGAAATCCGCCGCCGCCTCCAGCGGATACGCCACCGCCTACACCGCCGCCAGCGCTGAGAAGCTGCCCAAAGGACGAGGTACCTCCATTGGATCCGGATAGGCCCGAGCCAGTAGTTGACCCGTTCCCCCTGAGCCCGCCAGCGCCCACTGATACTTGCACCGAGGCCGAAACTCGACTTGCATCAATCAGGCCGGAGGCAAAAGAGCCACCACCACCGCCGCCAGCGCCAGCATTGCCCGCGCCCGCAGAAGCACCGGCACCGCCGCCGCCGGCGCCCAGCACCTCGACGTAATACATCTTGGCGCCAGGCTTCGGGAAGAACTGGCCACCGGTGGTGAACACCTGCATTTGTGCCTGCGCAGGGGCAGGGAATACGCCGGGGAACATCAGTAGTCCCCGCCGTAGGCGAGCACGTTCACGTCGGTCTGCACCTGCTGCGAAACGAACAGCTGGTGGTTCGGCGGCAGCACCAGGTTCGCGTACGGGCGCGTCACGGTGAACGACTCGGTGCCGCCGCCTGGCGTGGCTGCCGACACCGGGATTTCATCGATAAGAAACGACGTGGTGCCGTTGAACAGCCAGATGCCGACCAGCGAAGTGACGGTCGTTCCCTTGCCCTTG